CGCTGTTATGATCTTCGTCTGTTATAATATTAGGGTTCATTCGATTAGTAAATGTATTCACGTTTCCGTGTAGCTGCATCATCTCATAAGCAATCACACCGCTGTCTAATCCTCCGCTGAGGAATACCCCCATCTGTCTTCGTCCTATGCTGCACATCTGCACAGTCTTTTTAACTTTGTCTCTAAACTCTGCAGGATCAAAAGAAGAATTAGATCTAGGAGTGATATAGATTCTTTCTGATGATTTTATTCTTTTATTTGTGCAGTCGTATATGATTGTTTCTCCTGGCATCAGTTGTTTTATGTTGGAAAAGAATGTGTTTCTAGTGGCATTAATACCTGTGAGACTCATACAACTGATTGCCAACTGATCTATCTTTCTAGAGTTAGGCACTCGATCCAGCATGCCTTTTATTTCAGAACCAAATATTAATCCTTCTGCTGTCTCGGCATAGTACAAAGGTTTGACTCCGGCGTGGTCTCGACTTAATATCAGTTGTCTTGTTTGAGTATCATAATAAGCAAAGGCGTGCATACTATCAATATACTCAACAAATTTTTCACCATAGTGATCCAATCCCCATGCTAGTAATTCTGTGTCACATGTGGTCTTGGGTTTAAATTCTGTATATTTTTTTATTAGATCAAAATAGTTAAAGATCTCTCCATTATAGATTAATATGTTGCCTCGCTCGGTACGCCACGGTTGATGAGAAACTGTGGGCTGATCTGTTATGCTTAAAAGATTGTGTCCTAGAGTAACATAGTCATCGTTCCATATATCGTGTCCATCTGGTCCTCGATGTTCGCAAATCTTTATGTACTTTTCTACAAATTCTCTGTCTCGTTTGGTTATACCATATATGCCACACATATTATAATCCTACTCTCTGTTTGAATCTACGAAACACTGTGCCATCTTTAATTTCTTCTGTGGTCCACATTTTATATCCTAAGTCATTCAACCATTGTGTTCTATCAGGATATTCAGGTGATTCTATTTTGGTTAAGTCTTTGTTAGCCACAGTCCAACATATTGCTAGATCTGATGTACAAAATGTGGGTATGCCCCTCACACAACTGTCTGTGCTGGCAGTTGAATTGTGTGTAACCACGGCATGACAATTAGCAATTGCTTCTTGAAAATTGAATCTATAAAATTTTTTATTATCTCCAGAAAAAAACTTAGGGCCTATCACTAACTCAACATCACTAGGAAATTCTTTTGCTCTTTCTGCTATTGCTGCCATATGATTAGGATGAGGTCTTACTAAAAATTTTCTAGAAGTTAATGATCTCAGTGTTTTATAAACTCCATTGAACCAATCGATTGGATCTAACTCATTCATGCTCCAGTTGTCTTTAGGTTGTAATACAAACAGTATTGGATCCTCTGGATTAGATTTCCTCCATGGCTCGTTCTTAATATTCCATAAACTTTTCATCATTTCCCAACGATCTGGCAGAGAGTTATCTGATAAAAAATTTCCATTGTTCATGGGAGAATATAGAGCCACTCTCCAGTGATGTTTAGGATGATCCACTGTGTTTCCAAAACTGCTCAGTAGACCCCCGTCAAATGTGATAATATAGATACCTTTCTTTTTGGCACGCTCTACAAGATCTCTCCTTCTGCCTTTGGTGTGATGCATCTGTTTGTCACCACCGTAACCAAACATACAACCAATTGGTGCCGTGGGTTCCATTTCATCTTGGCGCCACTCTCCTGTGAGAGCTTCATTAACAATCACGGGTTCGTCACCAGATTTTTTTATACCTTCGGCCATGTGTTGTAATAATTCCCAGCTGGCTCCTCGACGTCTATCTTTTACTGTCCTTCTAAATATTTCAACTTTCATCTAATATCCTCCATGCCCACCCATTTTGCATTTCTTCAGCTGAGAATTGTCCGTATGCTAGAGAATAATAACAAGGCTCTCTGTCTGCATATCGAGGTGTTTCTATTTTTGAAAAATCGTGCTCTGCTATAGGCGCACACGAATTCATAACATCTGTGTACACAGGTATGCCTCTTGCTGTGGCTTCTATGGTTATATTACTATTAAATGTTACTATAGCATGTGCGTCATTCCAATCAATTGGTGTTGCTGTGTCTTCGTTGTCGTTAGGTCCTGGCATTAGTCGACCTAACTCATCTATTTTGCTGTCTGGATTATATCCTTTATTTCTCACAACTATCTCTCGATCAGTATTTGCTCGTAAAGTTTTTAAAGTTTTAGATAACCAATCTTCTTGTTCAAACATAACTGCCATGCTGTGTGTAGGAGGACATATTACAATTTTGCGACCACTCTTTTTCCATGGTTCTATGTCAAATGGAAAATATTTTTTAAAACGGTCATCTGGTCTAGATTCTAAATAATTTTTTGTATGACTGTTTTTGGTTATTCTCATTAGATAAGGATTATTTCGACTCTCTCCCCAGTAAGGACGATCCATGAAATAAAAATCAATCTTATTTTTTAGAGCCCACTGATACACCATATTTGTGCCTCTCAATATTCCCATTAATACAACTTTGTCAGCATCTTGTTGTTGTATCACTTGATCGTATGGTAAAATCTTTGATCCTGGTAAACCTTGCTGCGCCCATGTTATGTATTTCTCTGTGGCGGGTCGGTTGGTTTTACTGAGATATATCATCGTTATTAATTATTTTATTTTTTTACGGCTTAAATATAAAGATTGCCATGAAGAATCTCATAATCCAATATTATATAGATACCAAACTATATACTCAACCAAATTTCAATAATCTCTATGCCAGTCCTGCAGAGCAGTATTCTAGTCATAGTTTTCAAGTATATTGTAAAAAACATGGTATAGATTATATTAAAATTACCAAACCTAAATTAGGATTTAAACATCCAACATGGGAAAGATTTGATCTATGGACAGATCGCTCATGGTGGGACAAATATGATCAAATATTATATGTAGACAGTGATGTTTTCGCTCTGCCACATGCGCCAAATATATTTGAAAAATACAATAATCTTGAAACATTTAAAGGAGCAGCTTATTTAAAATTTCGTTTGAACGACGGAAACAGTGCTAAAAAGTTAACACATAATAATCCATTGTTGTCTGACATCCCGGGTGAGTTAATAGCAAAAAAAAGTATACAGCCAGGAGTATTCATGCTTAATAAAACATCTTCAGAACAGATGTTACCTTATATTAGTGATTATAAAAATTTATCTGATAACAAGATAGATGACGGAATGTTTTTAAATTATTGTATTATTAAAAGCGAGGTTGCTTACGAAGATATGAGTGAACAATGGAATCATAAAAATAATGGAGAAAAATTTAACTATAATGACATTTATTTTTTACATTGTGCTGGAGGTAAAAAACACAGAAGAGGAACACAAATTTGGCAAGTTCTACAAACAATATACCCCGAAGTATCAGTAGATCTATCGGTTTTAAAAATTATTTAATGTTGTTAATACGGTTTTTACTACCGTTGTTCTTTTAATAATTATACTATAAAATAATATAAATGTTAAACATATACGCACCTTTAGAAAATACCAAAAGTAAATGTTGGGAAATATTTAATGGTATTAAAAAGTACTGGCCCGAAGAAGTTAAAATAAACAGTAATCTAGAAAAGACGGCAGAATCTCCAGCAATGTTTTGGGGATTTGTCAATAATAATATCGATCTTATACATCAATTAGAACAAAAAGATTTAGATTATTGGTTCACAGATACTCCTTATTTTGGAAGATTTGATAATAATAATTTAAAAGAAGACAATCATTATTGGAGAATTTGTAAAAAACAAATACATGCTAGATATTGGAGAGATTGTCCTTCGGATAGATTTAATCGATTTAATTTAAAAATTAAAACAAGAGATACAAATCAAGGAGAATATATTCTTATTTGTCCTAGCAGTGTGGGTATACATGTATATCTTAAAAAAACTAACTGGTTAGAAGACACTATAAAAGAAATAAAAAAATATACCGATCGACCTATCAAGATAAGAGAAAAACCTAGAAAGTTTGGTACATCTGGTCCTGCTGTGGCTGATGTACCTATAGAACAAGAGTTACAGAACGCATGGGCATGTGTGACTAGTTGTAGTATCAGCGCAATAGAAGCAACATTAGAAGGTGTGCCAGTTTTTAGCGATCCAAAAAGTTTTGCTTGGCCAATGGCATCTGGAAGCCTATCCGAAATAGAAGATCCATTTTATATTGATCCTACCCAGTGGTTATATTCTTTAGCATATCAACAATTTACTCCTCTGGAATTTGCCAATGGTGCGGCTGTCAGTATTTTAAAAGACATTAAAATATTATAATTAAAAAATTTTAAAATTTGTCCCATTGTAATGGTTGTTGTGTGGCTTTCACTAACGAGACTCCTCCTAGTATATTACAATATTTTAAATCTCCCCATTGATGATGTAGTATTTGATACCATCCCCACTCGCTGCCATTAAGCTGTTGTTGTTTTTTTAATTCTAAAACATTTTTTAATCGCGATCTGTTATGAAATATAAGTTGATCATACACTTGCCAACGGCATCTAATTCCGTTATTGTTTCTTATTTCAACGTCTTTGTCTGTGCCCGGTCCAGGACAATCTTTGCCAAGTTTAGAACCCCATCCTACTGTATGATTTTCATCCAACATTTTAAGATATTTTTCATAGTCTATTTTGGTCGAAACAATAGAATCAAATCTCATTCTAATAATTTTTGTGTATTTTTCTGGCAAGGACTCTACTAGATAATAATGTCCTAGCTGCTGATTAGCAGAATGTTGAAATTGTTTAAATTTTTCTAAATTACGTTTTATTTTTGCAACGCTGCGAAGATATATATCACAATTGGGTTTTATTTTGACATCTCTTACTACATGATAATCCCATGTAGGTTCTGGTACATATAAACAATTATCTACTTCGGGCTTGGGAAAACCATCCCATTGTTGGTAGAAAAAATCATAGGGAAATACCTTCTTCGCTTGTTCTAATACTTTTTTATATTCAGGAACAAGGCTTGATATTCCACTCACGCATACTGCTATTGTCATTATTTTTATATCCTATCTTTTTTAATTTAATAATTATTATTTTAAAAGCTATCCCATTGTAACGGATGTTGCGTACATTTAACTAAAGACTCTCCACCACTTATATTTTTATATTTTAAATCCCCCCACTGATGTACTAGCAATTGATACCACCCCCATTCTGCTCCAAGTAATTCTTTTTTTTCTTTCATTTCAAAAACATTTTTTAATCTTTCTCTAGGATGAAATAATAGATGATCAAACAAACGCCATTTACATCTAGGTCCTGTGTGATCATATTCTATTAATGTGTGTTCTGGGGTTGGGTTATTTTTACCACTTGTATAAAAACCTATATTCCATCCATCCAACAGCATGTCAATATATTTTTGAAAATTTACTTTTGTTGATACTAATGTATCAAACCTACATTTAATTATATGTGTATATTCTGCTGGAAGACTATCTACTAGTTGTGCATGTGAAATAATTTGATTTGCAGAATATCTAAATTGTGATCCTAATCCTTTACGTTTTATTTTTCCTCTTGGTCCTATATATCTTTCATATATTTTACATTCTGGTTTTACTTTTGCTTCTGTAATAACATGATAATCCCACGTGGGTTCTTGCGTAAAAAGACAATTCTCAAAATCGGGCTTGGGATAACCTTTCCATTGTTGGAAAAAGAATTCATAAGGAAATACTTTTTTTTGTAATTCTATAACTTTTTTATATTCGGGTACTCTGCTAGATATTCCTGAAACGCATACTGCTATGGTCATAACAATTTAAATAATCTTGTAAAATGTCTACCCCCATCAAAAGATGTTTTTAAAAGCACATTGATCATTAATTTAAATTTTTCTTTATCTACATACTTAGATGGTATTGCAAAATGATTACAACAATTGTGTTTAACAGCATATTCAATGGTATATTCGTCAAAACACAGCCCAGATATTATTCCTTTTACTTTGTTAGCGCATATATTTGCTCCTTGCCCTGATCTACAAAAACTAATACCATGACTACAATTATTTTTGTTTATTAAATTAGTAACTTGTAAAACATAGTCAGCATAATCGCAGGCTTTGTCTGTGTATGTGCCAACATCTATATATTCAATTCCTAATTCTGATAAAACCACTTTAGCCTGTTCTTTTAGCTCATATCCAGAATGATCACTACCTAATGCAATAGGTTTACTGCTGAACCTATTGATAACTTTATCTACAAAAAACTCAAACTGTGTAGGTGTACCTAAAACGTGCATTTTTTCTGTGTTAGCAGCTTTTATTTTTAAACCATCTCTAATCAAAAGATTATATATAGGAGCAATATAAAATTCATTTTTAATCAACATGTTTTTATCAATTGCTTCTTTAGCATATTTTAAAAATATTTTACCTGTGCGGAAATGATATAAACCAACGTTGGCTTCTGTTGATATAACTTCTTTTTCAACAACTTTAGCTACAATACCGTCGGCATCATATTCAGAATAACTATGATCTGGACTATTAGCAGTAAAAGTTAAAAGAAATCCGTCGGCATCATCTGTTATTGATTCTGGATTAAAAACTGGATTAAAATAAACGTCTGGAGTATAAATGATTAATGGTAGGTTGTTATCTATATGTTGTTCTGCTAGCGTGCAAGTCTCAAGAGCTCCTTTAGTAACTTTGTCTACAATTACTATAGAAATATCTTCTCCAAATTTTTTTTTTAAAATTTTATCAATTGAAAAATTATATATGTGATCTATTCTTACAATGAATATTAAGTTACAATTTTCTATATTTACAGATTCTACTGCCCAATCAATAACATGTTTATTTCCTGCAAGAATCAGTGACTTTGGCATTGTATAACCAGCATCAATGAATCTTTGTGCTTTGCCTGCTATCGGTAATAATAAATTATATTTTTTCATTTTCTAATTTTATTAATTTACTTGTTGATTCGTGTGCTTCCTGTTGGCATTGTTCTATAGATTTTCCTTCTAGAATACATTTTAAAAAAATACTTGCGAACATATCTCCTGCTCCTAATACATTACTTTTTAGTATATATAGGTTCTCATCAAGTATATATGTTGATTCTTTCTGACCATTAGATATTATACTAGATTTATTAGAATGTAAAATTACATAACCTCTTGTTAATTTTGCCATTGTTTTTACATCAGCAAAAGCATCTTCGTCGGAAATAAAAAGATAATCTATATTTTTTAAAAGTTCTACATCTACTTTACTGCCTGCACATACGTCCGCACTTACAGTACCTTTAAGATTTTTAATCCAAGTGGTATCGTTTAATTTATTAATATAAAGTGCATGAGATATTTTTGATTCTTTTATTATTGGTGTTTGTGTTTTAATATCATTAACAAAATTTGAAAAACGTGTTGATGAATCTCTATCAATGTATATTATTGCTTCTCCTATTGATGTGGGACACATACCAATATTTAGATTTGGAGAAATTTTTTTAAACGTTCTCCACATGTTAGCCATTGCACCCAAAGACTTCTTTTCAACAAAGCCGTCAAATATTCTGTCAACTGTTAGATGTCCGTATAACGTTATATCATACATTAAAATTTTTCCTTAATATCTAATTTATATACATTATCAATATGTTCTTGTAGTTTAAAGTTAGGTAATAATTTTTCTTCTTTTAATTGGTCGAACAACGACATTACACAATTTTGTCCTCCGTTTTTGTCTAATACATTAGCAATTTCTTGTACCTCTTTTGGTGCATCTCCTGGACAGTAACTATATTTTACTTTATTCATTATACCTATATCAAAAATGTCATCTCCTACAAAAACAATTTCATTTGTGTTTATTTTATATTTTTTACAAATATCTTCTACGTAATCACCTTTATCTTTGTGTTTACCGTTTTTTCTATTTACAATAACTTCTATATTTCTATTTTTTGCGATTGCTTCATTAAAAGGATCTCCTGTAAGAAAAATAATGTGAATTCCTAATGCTTTAAATCTTTTAATTGCTGTCCAATCCTTATCACAGAATGTTTTCATCACAACATTTCCAGGACGATCGTAATATTTTTTACCATCGGTTAACACACCATCTACATCAAGAATTATTAATTTTATCATATAGTTCCTTGTAATGTTCTACATTGTCCGAGCATATTCCTGCAAATTCTTTCCAGTCTTCACGTTGTTCTGGATGAACACAGATACAATTTTCTCCACCCGGTTCTCCTGGGTGCGCCCAGATATATCCTTCGCTGGTTAATGTGTATCTATCGGTGTTGTGCCAGAAACAGTGTATTCCTCTTTTGACCAATTCGTTCAATGCTGTGTGGTCTTTGGCATGTGCCCATACAGGTTTAAAATAAAACCAGCTAGGCGACACGGCCTCTCCGGGCTCGTCATGCCCTAGATAGAAATATTCTCCATCCCATTTACAAACATCTATCTCAACGTCAAACCCTTGATCAATTGCCTGTTCTATGTAAGCAATTGTGTTCTCTAGTTTTGGTCGAGGTCCGGAAATATTACCGCGGTGTGAAATTAATAGCATTGCCAGTTATTTAATCATGCTGAAAAAAGATTAATTAATTCTTTTTTCCATATATCACTATACTCGCAATCTCTATAATTTTCAAACCATGGGCCACCTTCGGTATAATGTAATATTTTTGGGGCACCATCTTGAGGTTCTTTGTACCAGCCCACTAACCAATTATATTCGTGTGGTAAAGATCCTATGTCAGAATCTTCCAACCAGCTGAATCTATGCAGGAACTTGCCTGTTTCTTGATTCAGCAGTTCTGGGGTTAATATTCGATTTTTGGGATGAGCGCAGTTCCATAATACCATAGAGCTCCAATTCTTTCTAGGATAAGCCAGTTGCATCTGCCCGTCCATCTTGACCCCTTCTTCTGGAGTGTAATCATGTTGTACGCAAACCACTGCTTTGCTGTCATCACAGTATTGTTTTAATTCATCAACATCTATTCTCCAAACAAAATCACAGTCACAGAACACTGCCCAGCCTTGATAATTTTGTAGATACGGTATAAAAAATCTCGTAAATGTAAATTCTGTGCTGGCTAATTTATCTATCTCCCTGGTATAGATCCCAGCTTCTCTAAGAGTTTTCATTTTCAAAGGCTCTACTTCGGTATCTTTATTTCTACGTTTTATTGAATGTTCACACACTTGATATGTGATATCTTCACGAGGATCATAACCTACATATACTTTCATAATTTTCCTTCATCTCTCATTTTTTTTCTAATATCCGTAGCAGAGATTTTTTGTATATTTTCTGACAAAATAATTTCTTCTATTTTATAACCAACTCCTCTACCATAACAAATATTAGTTATATTTGGCACTAGAGTGACTTGAATTCTATTTTTATAAAATTGTAATGCTTGTTCTATATTCTTCTTAACTGTTTCAAAATCAAAAGGATTATCTCCCACACCCTGTACATCTCTCACCTGTATATTTACTTGTCCTGTTTTTTTAACGATCTCTTCAAATAGAGCTTGATGTCCTTCGTGCCATGGTTGCCATCTGCCCAACATCTGAGCAGTGGGTCGACGATTATCCCAAACATATTCTTGTAGTTCATCTGCTATTCTTATAGCCCACAATTCGGCATTTTGTGTAGGCACTCGAAAATCATATTCTGCAGGAGGTACAAACATCTTATTAGTATCTTCAAAACGTCCTTCTTTAATGGTGTCTACCCACACAGTATAATCGGCATCAAAGTCCTGTCTAGTTTTTTCTGTAGGACAAACAAAGTCTGCAATCACGTGTTTGCCGCGGTCTAATCCTTCTTGTGCTAGGTGTTTCATCCGTTCTGCTTGTCTTGTTCTGCCCTCGGGTGAAAAATCCCAATCGTTGGCTTCTGTTCTTACTCGATCCGCATTTAACCACACAGCACCTAGTAAGGTCGCTAGTTTATCAGAGAGATAACTTTTACCCGATCCTGGTAATCCCATTACTAATATTTTTTTATTTTTTTCCATGTATAATTTTATGTATGTGTTGCCAGTTATTTACTCGTATGATATTTTCATCTTCTAAACTCTGGTTGTAATCATGATTATACAATAATGGCCTCAAACCGTATTCTAAACCTTTTTTAGCATTGGTCCATTTGTCTTCCACCCACCATAAATTTGTGCCGTGGAATTCTGCCAGTGCTGCATCTTTATGATCTCCTGTTTCTAATATAAAAAAATTTGAGAATACAGTATCGCCAAACAGTTCTGCTAATCTTTTTTTTCTTAATTCCTGTGCCGGTATATCTGATGTTTGTGATGTTATAGGTATGAATGTCCAACCTTCTGCATGCAATAATTTTACCCAAGTTTGTGCATCAGGCATAGGTGATTGTGTACTCATCCATGCACTCTTATTAAATTCTCTAATTAGTTCTCTCGAAAGATCTCTATGTATGCCGTATCGAATGCTCATATCATACTCGTGATCTGTGTTTTCTAGTTGCGGGAATCCTTTGGTCGCCATCCATTTACTAAAATGGTCTTCCCATTCCAATAGTACACCGTCAACGTCTGTGAGTATTATTCTATCTGATTGTGGCATCTTCCATACCAGCCACTCTGAGTTTAACTATGTTAGTTAACTGCCATTGTTTTTGATCTAAACCTTTGGTTATACCTAACCATTTATTTCTTAATAAAGCAAATTCATTGATTATTTTTTCCATATCAACCACATCGGATTCTCCATCCACATATTTGTCGGCATCTCTAGATGTTAATGCTCTGTTATAATTTTCTAAAAATTTTTTAAACGTTCTTGATCTTAATCTTCTATTCTCTATATTAAGATACTCTAATATTGCTTCTATTTCTTGCAATTGATTAAATCGATGTTCTACTATTCCTGGTAGCGATGCTGCAGATTTTTCTAAGTTTCCAAATATATATATTTCTTTGCGTGCTGCTTCTAATTCTTGATCAAAATATTTTATACAATCAGGTATTAATCCGATATCCTGACTTACTTTAGTATACCAGCTCATTATTCGTCGTATCCGTCTTCTTCTTCTTCGTCAAACACGCTCTCGATAGCTGCTTCTAATTTTTCATCATACTCCCCAGAGGATTTGATTACTTTGGTAGGAACACCGATGTCTACTAATGTTTTGATATAGTCTACAGCACAGTCCACCTTCTGTCTATCAGGCACATAGTGGCTGATTGAATTCCATATTTGCTCTATTTCTTCGTGTGTAAAGTCTTGCATGTTTATTTCTGTTTTATTGTTGTTATTCCCGGTCTCTCTTTAAAATCTATAACTTTTTGTTTTAATGATTCAACAGCAATCACTAAAGGTGAATATTTTCCTAATTCTAAAGTTTTTACTTTCTCATGTAATTTTTCCACATCATTATAGAATGATTGAGCAGGATCAACTGTTACTACTTTTGCTTTTATCTTTTTTATTTTCTTTTTCATTTTTTATAATAAAAGACCCAAGTATTGCTGCCAAACCGGCAATAGTATCCTTTTATTTCTTTATTTTTTTTCTTTTTTAGTTTCTTTTTCAATCTCTTCTTTTGGTTCTGTCTTTTTAACATTTTGATAATCATTCATTATCATTGTTAATTTATCTCCATCCCAATCTTTTCTATATTCTAGATGTTCTTTGCCTTTGCTGTCTATGTATTTTAATCTGTTGCCTGATTGTACTATTACTCCTTGTTTTTCAAACAAGTCAACTAAGCCAGAATACGGATCCATGCCAGTGTCATAGGGAATCTTAACTTGTACACTTTCAAATGGTTTAGCATATCGAGTCTTCATAACTTTACAAGCTGCTCGAATACCTCTCACTTCAGTAATTTTATTACCAGATTCGTCTTCTTTTAATTTTAATTTTTTCATTGCAATTACAATAGACGATGCATAGATAAATCCTTGGCCTCCTGATATTTTATCATCTGGGTCAAACATATCCTGTGAAGCATACGTGTGATTAGTACACACCATGCCCACATTCCAAGAACCAAACATGTTCACGCAATTTCTAACCAACGATGTTAGAGCTTTAGGTTTTCTACCTAAATCACCTTTCATTTCTCCTGCTTCAAATTGATTTACATCAGTTGGTGTTAATAACATACCCAACGAATCTATCACAAATAAAATTTTAGGAGCAGTTTCTTTATTATCTGGGTTTTCTTCTCTGTACCCTTTCATAAATTCTGATATGGTTTTAGCCACATCATCCACCATGGAAAGACTTAATTTTAATAGTTTCTTTTCATCTGTGTCTACCCCTAATGCTTTAAGCCATGCTTCATCTAGAGCATTCTCAGTATCAATTAATATTACATAGATACCTTGTGCTTGTGCATTCTTGATTATGTTACCTGATGCTATATAAGATTTCCCTGCTCCTGATTCTCCTGCTAGTACAGATACTTTACCTAACGGAATACCTTTGTTAAAATCTCCGGATATTAAATAATTTAATGCGTAGTTACCTGTAGATATCCAATCCGTAGGATCATTAAATCCTAAACCTAGCCCTTGAATTGATTTTGTAATACTTTTTCTAAACTTTGTTGCGTCAAATACTTTTGTCATTTTTTTATTCCTATGTTCTTATATTAACACTAATTGGCTCCAGTGTCAATACTGGAGCCAAAAGGGAAATTAGTGTTATTTGCTTTGTCTTGATCTAATCAATTTCAAGATATCTTCTGCTCTTTTAGCACTATCAGTTGATGGCTGAGGTGCTGCCGCAGCAGGAGCCGCTTTTACCGATTCTACTTTGGTAACAACTGCTTCTCCTTCTACAGGAGTTGATACTGTCACTGATCCATTTACTGACGCTGATCCATTTACTGGCGTTGAGCTATTTGTTATAGCTGATACACCTACTGGTCTAAAATACTGACCGTATTTTTCTAGATCATACGCCTCCCCTTCTACAGATTTTTCAAATAATTCTTTGATTATTTTTACTTCTGCATCAGTGGGCTTCTTGGGTCTGAAGTCATTCAGATTAAACAGTCCAAACTTATCAAGCGCTGCTCTCTCTGTTTCGTCTAGAGCTCTTTCTCTTCTGCTCCATTTAGAAGTAGAGTAATCAGCATATCCGCCTTTGGATGTTTTGGTTATTCTGAAATCCACACCTCTCACGTAATCAGTTGGTAACTCTTCCATTTCTGGATCTAGTAACGCAGATCTGATTATGTTAAAAATTTGTGGTCCAATAATGAATCTTCTAATTGGATTTTCTGATGTTTTGTCATCAGCTAATGGATTTTGTAACACAAAACCTTGGAATATATAACTTTTCTTTTTCCAATATTTTCTGCCCATGTCTTCCATTGACTTGTCTTTGAACCAGGGTCTAACTTCAGTTAGAACTGGACACGTTTCTCCATACATTTCCATGCATGGTACTTGTACTTGCACCGGTCTTGAATCCGCTTGTCCTTTAACTCCGGCGAAAGGCAATTTGATCATTGCTCTTTCAGTCCAGAAAAAAGTGTTATTTGGATCCTTGTCAGGTAAGAAACGCACTACTGCTTCTTGATTTTCCTGTATGTTCCAGTGTGGATAGATGGCGTTGTCGCCGCCTGTTGATGAAGTGGAGCGATTCACTTCTTGAGATTTTAATCTCGCTCTTATTTCAGCTAGTGTAGCCATGATGTAAGCCTCCTATTGTGCCTATGTTTGTTTTTGTTTTTTGCCTAATGTATATTAGACATAAAGAATAATATACACACTTATTTATCTGTTGTCTAGTGGGGAATTTGGTATTATATACCGGATAGTCTTTTAATAATATCTAGCTCGTTTTCTTTTACCGACTCATTATCGCTAGCATACTTCTGATTTAATTCTTCAGCAGCTTCTTCAGCAGCTTCTCTGTCTTTTTTAACTTCTGCCACAGATGTGTGTAGGAAGTTGGCTAATTCAAGATCACTCATTTGTGTAACAGTGGGTCCACCGTCCACGCTCTCCGCGGTAAAATCAAAATCTTCCAATTGTAGGCCCGCTAGTTCTATGGCGTCTTTAAGTGTATATTCCTTGTCAGCCACTTTAAACTTGTCGCCGGGTTTCATACCAGCTGCTTTGGCTTTTTGCACTGCCTGGGCAAACTCGTTGCCTTCGGTTTTGGTGCCTTGTTTATTTTTTTCGTCTCTGTATTGTTTTGATATGACTGTGTATTCTTGTGGAGTCAGTTGGTGCACTTCTTTGTTGTGGGTGTTTTTTAACCAATCACGAAATCTATACTCATCATCGATGCTGTCCTGTGTCTCTTCTTGAACTGTTTCTAACAATCCCATGCTATCTAATCTATCCATAAGCCATGTTTCTGGATCACCTTGTCTAGCTTTGACAACTTCATACGGCATTTCTCCATTGCTCATGTAATAAGAAAACAATTCACTGTATAAATTGTCATGATTCATCAGCTCATCGCCCGCTTTGACTCTGTCAAAATCTGCTTTGTGTTTGTTTAATATTTGTTGCACTTCTTCTTTTTCTCCGTGTCCTATGCCTGCCATGGTCATGTCCGAAGTGTCCACTGCCGGTGCTTCCTGCATTGCATCCGCTCCTCTTTCTGCATAATCTTGCTGTACCCAATCATTGAAGTCCATATCAACCATTAATTTTTCCATCTGCTCTCCAGACAACTCCGTGCCATCTGTAAATCGAGCATCTTGTAAATCGTACACATTATCACTGGCATCTTGCATCTCGTATTCCACAGTGTTTAGGTCCACTTGTTTGCCATCGATCATGATAGGTCTGCCAGGTGCTTCCGCTACTGATTCTTGACCTGCCATGGCCGGTTCTGTTTGTTTTTCTGGCTCTTTCTCTGCTCTTTGATCCGCAGCAGATGCAGCGTCTTGCAGTGCTGTGATCTGTTCTGGTGTGTAATAATTTTGTATGTTGGGACTCTTTAATAGGGTGTTCATGATATAATCCTTAACAGTCTCACAAGCACAGGCATCTGGTCCTTCTTGGTCTGCTAGTTCGCCTAACTGATCAAATAACTCATCATCACCAAATCCTAAACTCTGTAACACTGATACAGCATTGACTGCTTCGTTGCCCACTGGAAAATGTTTACTCATTACATCTTTTAATTTACTAAAATGTTCACCAGCATGATCTTCGTCTGGTAAAGAATGAATACCTTCATTCACTTTAGATTCTGTTCTATTTGCCCATTTTTCAAATTCTTCACTTTCGCCTTTGGCTTTGCCTTGACGATCTTTTTTAGGAGCAAACTTGCTGGGGTCTTGTCTTATCTCATCAGCGTATGCTGGATCTTGTTGCATTTTTTTATAATCATCAATGTATCTTTTTGCCAACTGTATTGCAATTTTTTTATTTCTTGTGTAATTCTCATTGGGTTTGAAGAATGGTGCTCCTTCGTTGCCCATGTCATCGGCTACCTGGCTAGCAAAGTTAGCAATTCTGTCTTCTTCGTCGTTTCTAGTTAACATTCTTGATGCAATGTCTGATAGAATAGAACTCAACATAGTATTCTTATTTGTAAATTTTGTTATCTTTAACATCTTGTCAGCAGCAGGGTCTACTCTTAATACTAATTTTTTTTCTGGGTTAGCAAGGAATGATTGCACCATTGCTGAATGATCCACAGGTGTTGGCATTTCACCATCTTTGTCATTGTATTCTTTCATAATAGAATGAATCAATGGTAGGGCCGATTCTACTTTATCATCAAGATGTTTTAATGTAAATTTTTCTCTTAGACTATTTCTGGTGGCATCATCTAATTCAGCGATAGTAGTAGGTTGAAAACTTTCTTTGGCGTTCATATAGTGTGCTTGCTTGCTTAAATTTTTTACATAATTTCTCATGCTCTCTAATTTAAGTTTACTCTTGTTTATAATATCACCTACTGAGTTGTTTAACTGATCTTTGTTAGTAGCATATCGAGCAAAACTATTAAGTTGAGCAATCTGTTCACTCATTTTAATAATATGTTTGCCAAACTCGTCATGCGGTACGCCACTATTAGCCACATGTCGGGCCATTGCTCTTGCACCTGCTAAATGTTTTAATGGGTACTTAAATCTTTCGCCTTGCTCATTCTCAATATATAGACTATTAATCTGTCTGCTGCGAGATCCTGGTACGTTCTCGTCCACGGGTTTTGCATGTCTGATTATTAATTTTGTTTTGTCTAGATTTTCATAAGAAGATTTTTTAGTTCCAGTTAAACTCTCTGCTACTGGAATACCTGCTAGTTGTGTAATTCTGTTTAATTCTTCTGACATACTGTCTGTATTTACCGTTTTGTTTGTATCTGCAAGATTCTTAAAATCCTGCTGCGTAAGGTTGCTTTTTGTAATGTCTCTTACATCAAAACTTACCTGGTGTTCTACTGCAAAATCCTTTAATTCCTTAAGGAATGAATACCATTCTGCTCTAGATGTGTCATCAATTTTCTCCACTAAACCTTGGTTATAGAACACTTTCATGCTCTCTCCGTCTGCTATGCTGATGCTTACTCTACCAAAATTATCTGTATTTTCGCTGAATTCAAAATCAAAAAATACTGCTGATTTTGGATCGGCTGTTACGTTGCCTTCGCTGTCTCCTAGTTGTATATTAGAGAACTTGCTGCGTATTTTATTGAATAAATCCTGTGATGTTTTGGGCTTAATCATACTGTATTTATTACGTACCTAGGTTAGCAAAGATAGGCATTGGTACTGTCCATTCGGTGGTTCTATCAGTCCATCTTTCAAATATTTTAGGGTCAAATGTGGCTAACACCTGCATCATACGAGTCATTAATAAACAAGCACTCACTAGGTCATCGTGTTGTCCTGGCTTGCCTTTGAATGATATGCCAGATGCCACAAAGTCTTTTAACTCCGATATCAACGGTTTGCTATTAATTTTCATTTTGCCTGCTTCTACTAACTCTTTAAATTTGGTACAGGCTGCTATTTTATGTTTAGCAGTGGTGTTAAATCCTCTTCGGAATTTTCTACGATGTCCTTTTCTGATGGGTTCACTTACAAACTGTCCGTGAATATTCTCTTCTCCTATGTCCATGACTCTTAATAACACTGCTTCACCTAATGTGTTATTCTCCATACTGTAATATATTGCGGGAGTCTCTGTGGGATTTTTTTCTACGATTGAATCATAGATGTGTTTGGTTATGCCTTGTAATATTCTAATCTGTTGATTGGCAGGTGTGGTGTTGTTATGCCATTCTCCCACTTGTTCAAAACTTGGCAATTCAAATATCTGTATAGCTGCAAAGTCTCCTCCTGTGCCCAAACTAGGATCCAGTGCTACCATATAGGCATTGCCTGGTATGGGTGTTTTCCACCAACGTACTTGCCCCATATTCAATATAGGATCTTTGCCTTCTAACTCCATTAACTTTATACTAGAAATTAATGTTTCATCGAAAATTAAGAATTCGCACTCATGCTCTCTACGGAATCGTTCTTCTCCAATTCGACTTCTCTCTTGTTCGGCCCATTTCTCATCTCGATCTGGGTGTTCTGACCAGTGAGCTCTCATAGCATAGAAACCATTAGTTCCTACTGTGGTGTCGTTGCCGTACTCATCATATCTCTTGCAGGCTTCTTTCCAAATTAATGCAAATTGATCTTCATCTGAGTTTGGCGTGGAAGTAATTAAACATTTACCTCCTGTACTCAATGTAGGAGATAGAGAAGTCCAAAACTCTTTGGCTTTCTCGGGCGGTTGAACGAATGCAAACTCATCGCAATATATTAAAGAAAGGGACATACCTCTACCTGTGTTCTCTGTGGTAGTGGTTGCCATAATTTTAGAACCATTATCAAATTCTATAGAATTTCTATTGTATTGTGTAACTCCTGCTTTGATCCATGACGGTAACATTTCATAAGCATATCTTACCCTGCTCATAATATCTGATGCTCCTTGATATTTGTGTGCTGCAATTAGTATCTGCGAATCGGGTTTGAACATAGCATACCATAATAGATAACCCGAAGCACACGTGGTCTTACCTGTTTGTCGTGGTAACATAGCAATAGAAAATCGGTGACTATTGTAACTCTCGATCAATCTTTCTTGATAAGGAAATGGAGCAAATGCCATTTCTCCTTTGGTCGGATGTTGTATCCTCATGAATTCTTTCATGAAATAAAGAGGCCCTGTTTTAGGATCCATGCACTGCTCTAATTTTAATACTTGCTCGGTAGTATATTTGTGCTTTTTATGTGCTTTTTTTATCTGATCACTGTCTAATGATATGTATGCCATGACTATTATTTAAGTGTAAAACAAAGACATGCTCGTATATAGATAATGGATGTTTGGTAAAATTAACCTGTTGTTATTAACTTTACAAGTATTTTTACTTTTTTTCTTTATCTTTAAAGGCCTTTTTCATTGGCTCTGTTTTGTTGCCATCTTTATCCACATCTAAGAAGTCTGGTTTAGCTTTACTAGCTTCTTGATATGTTTGTTTGAAACTTTCGTATTGTGCTCTTAGACTGTTTGACAATTGTTCTTCTGTAATTTCACCTTCTCCAATATTCACTGCCGGAGCAGACATTTTACCAAGTTTGCCCATAGCTAATGGATTGTCAGCGATGTTGTTTGGATTGGCTTGAATTTTTTGTTTATTGATTCCGCCGGAATTAGAGTTAACCAAATCGTCCACTGATTGAATTTTTTCATTTGGAGTATTGGCATAATCTTCATCGGCTTGTACTTCTGGTTGATTTAACATACTTTGGTCAACAGTTTTAACACCTGCTAATTGTAATAATCTCATCATCATAGATGCTTCTGCTGGATTGTCTGTGGCAATAATAACCGATTCGTTTGTTTTAGTTTTTTTATCTTGTATAGCTTTTTTCATAGGTTCCTTTGTGTTGCCATCTTTGTCAAAATCTAAGAAGTCTGGTTTTGCTTTGCCTGCTTCTTGCACTGCTTCATTTTCTTTTTCTTCTTTGTGTACTTTATCCCACACATGAGCTTGTGATTGTCCGTGTTTCTTAATAAATGCTTCTCTGGTCATATCCACAGCATCTGATTCCATGTCCATTAACCACCCCTTAACTTGTCCTTCTTCCATTTCATCTACCCCGGCTGCCTTCATGAATTTTGCATGATCGAAGCGTGGATTGGAATGTTGGAATATGGCTGAGTGATGTTTAGCATATTCTGCACGTTTTTTTGGATCTTCAATTTGTTTTAATGTATCAGCAACATGTTGAAAATGTTTCTTTGTCATGGTTTCGTCCATTTCGTCTTCGTTCTTTTCAACACCTTTGGCAATGTCATGCGCTTTAGTGATTGTAGATTTTTTAAGAGGGGGGGTATCTCCTGTGCTCTTCATAGCAGCCGCCATTCCGATTGCATATGGATTTTTTGCTTTTTCAGCAACTGCACCGTTGGTTCTCTCAACGTTTGATATTGCATCTCCAACATTAAGGTTTGGATTATTTTCTTGAATTTGTTTAAGTCTTGTTAAGATGTCGATCATGTGCATAAGTTATTACCTTTTGATTGGATCTGGATTACCTTTTAAAGGTTTAAGAGCCGATCCTGTATTTTTTTTATCGCCTTCGTTTTTTTGTACTTCCTGCTCCACCTTGGGTTTAGCAGCAAATTCTGTTTTTTCTTTTCTTGCCTTTAATAATTCTTTTAATAAACTTTGATTGGCTTTGTCTCCATACACTTCGTCAGCTTTTACTTTTGGAGCATCTTTGTATTCTACGTCTTGTAACATTGATTTAAATTCTGAAGTTTCTTTAGTTTTCATTTCTTCTTGATATTGTTCTGTGGGCTCCCCAGGTCTTCTCACGACAATCATGGGAAATTGTAATCTCATCGAGTCAGCAATGTATGAATGCATTTCAAATACCGATGCTGGATACAGTGTTTTTAATTCAAATATAGTTACTGCAGTATTTTTTAAATTTGGAAAATCTAATGGCACTTCCTGTATAGGAGTTTTTTTGCCTTTTGACAATGATTTGACTTCATATTTTTTTAGTGCTGTTTCTAATCTAGCTGCAAAATCTTCACTTAAATCGCCGGCTACTTTAATTCTGTAGTCGTATTCTTTAGTGGATTCTGTTAGATATTGTTTAAAGTCTGTCATAATGCAGTATTTAGTCTTTCTTGAGTAGTTTCTTCATTAACTCGTTACGGTCGCTAATGATCATGCCTTCGCTTTCAACCGGTTCGCTGCCGTCTTCTGACCCATCTTTGTCTATTTTTAACTTCTTAAGTTGTAGTTCTACTATTTTTAATTTTTTATCAATTTTTTGTGATTTTGCGTCTATAGCATTGCGTAACATGGAGCTAGCCACTTCAAAAATACGTCCCGAGTATCTGCTATCTACGTTCATGCCCAGATCCATTAAATTTTTATAGCTCTCTTCTGCTTCCATGGCCAGTTTATCTAACTCTAGATCACTCAAATCTCCCAATCCTTTGACCTGGGGCAGAGATGCTGCTATCTTGTCAAATTCTTGATATGTTTTTTCCAGTGCTTTGGCAGTTTGCGGATCTACATTTTTGGGTATGGTGGGTTTGTCTTTGTCGTCTCGAGATTTTTCTTTAGCATCCACTTGTGAGAATGCTTCTTTAACATTTGGTAAATTGAGTATCTCTTCTAATTTGCGTGTCATGTTGAATATTTACTTGCGATTGCCTTGGTGGAATAATTGTTCTTCGCTCAGTACCCGAAAAGTGATACGATTTTGTCGAGCATACGCAGTGGCAGCCTCCCATTTGGCCCTGTTAATAATCACCTGAGTTTGTCTCCCACGACTTTTACCAGCACGTTCCATGGTGGTTTGATTCATGGGTTTAACTTCAATTAATTCGGCATGTTTGCCACCATTCTTATCCGCATATACTACGAAAAAATCTGGCACATAGATAGTATATTTGCCTGTGATAGGATGACGATAGGGTATTTGTATAGCTTCGCTGGCCCATTGATAAACATTAGGATGCTCATCACATAGTCGCATGAATGAATGTTCCCATCCACTCCTATATGTTGGAGATTTGGTCCCTACGTACTTGGCGGGATTCTTCATGGTAAATTTTCCCCTAGCAAATTTCATTAGGCTATAATGTTTCTTGAAATTATTTCTTTGCTATTTTTTGTATTCCTCACACCCAACCTACTGGTTTTAAATCTGTTGGCATTGAGAATTACAGTGATTAATTCACTCAATTGAGCTGGTGATGCTTTGGTTAGTAAATCTAATATTTGTGTCACAGGCACAGAGTCAATTTTAGCCTGTTGTAATATTACATAAGCAGTCTCTTCGGCTGGCTGTCTATCAAATCCTCTTTTAACAAAAAATCCCACAGCAGCATCATACTCATTGACATTGAATTGAAATGGTTCCACATATTGATCTGTTTTTAATGTATCAATAGTTTTCTGTAATCTGTCTTTTTCTTTTTGTGGTAGATTGGTATAAAATTCCGCCATTATATTCTCGCTTTTTCCGCCACTATCAATACTTGATTAGTGGATCTATTAATTTTAATATAACCTTCGCTGACCAATTTAGTTACGTCAGTTAATGCTCGACTTCTATATATATTCTTGATGGATGCATTAGCTGATGCATATTCCACATCACTCTGTGCTATAGAAAGTCTATTTCGTGAACCAATTAATTGATAATAGATGCTGGCTGCTACTTGATCTCTAGCTGCTAGATTACTCTGTAGGAGATTGAATGATTCCGTGGAACTGAGATAGTCTTGTGTATTGATAACAGGATTAACAATTACGGTATTATTTTTATTATTTCGATTATCAATTAATCCTTTAGAACCGGCCAATGTTGCACCCACTGCCACTGCCGCTACGGCTGCATTACCTACCGAAAAATCTCCCACTGGATTGGAGATCGTGCCGGCTTGTTTGCCAACATTGATCACACCTTCTTTCACTATGCCTTTTAATTCTTCTTTGACTGCTTCTTTGGCATTGATTTTTTTAGCATTGTTGTAGGTGTTTATACCTGTTAGTATAGTACCTAGGCTGATGTTACCGTTAGCAACATCACCAAGCACCGATCCTACTCCGTCTACTATACCGCCTGGTCCAAATATAGATGTGGTTCCACGTCCTAATACGCTGAGTGGAGATGGTTCCAGATCATAATGAATTGTGGCAAATCCTGAGATATCACTTTTATTAACTATGCCTGCTCCATATAACACTGTCTCATATAATACCTGCATGGTATTGCTCATGGTACCAGCACCGTCGGCATTGTCCAC